TTCTGGAACAGTATGTTCTACCCAACCAGGCCACATTAGTATTGTACCTGATTCAGGATTAAATTTCAACTCTTGCTCAAACCTATCATGTAATTCGTAACCATTTCCAGCCCAAGATTTTATTAATGCGTGCAGAGGGGATTTAATTTTAAAGGGTGAGCTTGCTTCGTTCATTTCAATAAAAATAGTTCCTGATATAAATGCTCTACCATGATCATGCCAATCATGACTAATACCAGGTTGATAAACATTATACCAAATATTTAAATTGTCATCATTAAGAGTAGTTTTTGCATTAGGGCCAAAGATAGAGGCAATATATTTACTACCAAAGTAGGTAATAGTATCCATAATATCCTCATTACAATTTAAAGGGAGTAGCCTATCATCGTAATAAGAAGTATAATTCTTTTTGTCGTCAGGTTTAGAAGCTCTATGTTCTAATATTTCTTTTTTAATAGAAGGAATATCTAGCCTAGTCTTCTCCCACAACATCGGAATCGGAAACAAGTTCTTCATCAGCAGCTCCGTACATAAATTCCTTTTTAGCAGCTTCTTCTAGCTTATCCATTATTTCTTTTGTAAAATATTTGGTAGGCTCATTATAAATAGTTTTAGCATATTGCTTTGTTCCATCAGGCAATTCTATTCTAGTTGATACTTGCTTAAATACTCCATGCTTAATACCAAGATCTAATAAACCATAAAATCTATTTAATCCTTTCTCAAAAGAAAGCTTAACTTCTACTTTCTTTCCTTCTTTAGATAGTCTAGATTTATGCATAGTAACTTTAATAATATTACCTACCAGATCAGTACCTTCTTTATCTTTCTTTTTACCAAGCATTACAATAGTAGATGCAGCATACTTAAGACCAGATCCACCACCAATTTCTTTCATAGGTACATATGATCCTACTACATCATAAACGTGGTTAGTAACTAGCATAGGTATCTTTACTTTAGCTAACTTAAGAGTAAGTACTCTAAAAGTAGCTTTAATAACTTGAGCCTTAGTCATATCCCTTGTCTCTTTACCGTCAGCGGTATCTTCCATCTCTTTAGTAGTAGATAATAGGCCAAGTGAATCAAGAACGAACATCATAGGAGGACGTCTATCTACAGGTTGCTTACTATAATTATCTATTACATTAAGAGCATGAGTTCTAAAGTTCTGAATAGTATCAGGTTCAGCTAAGATAACTCTCTTAGTATCGATACCTCTTGATTCCATCATCTCTTTAGTTACAGCAGCTTCAGTATCATAATAAACAACACCTGCGTCAGGATTATTCTTTAAGAAGTTTTGTATAACTCCTAATACAAAAAAGGTCTTTCCAGTAGCAGATTCACCAGCAAAAGCTGTAACTTTATTATTAGGTACACCACCATATATAGAACCAGATAGGGCAGCATTTAAAATATAACTGCCAGTATCAATTGATCCAGTATATTCAGCACTGCCTGTACCATCGGCAGCTATTACAGTATCTTCATCTTTAAGATCTTCAACTAAGTTTCTAAAAAAATCACTCATAATTACTCCAAATATCTTTATTATATGATATCTCTATTCTAAAATCAACTTCCTTTGTAAACTTTATCAAGAGCATCGTTAAATTGTTCAATCTTATCTAACCTTTTAGGCCAGTAAATGTAATCCTTTTCAGGGTTCTGTTTAAGATTATTAAGAAGAGGAATTACCATATTATATAATTTGTTAAATCTGTCCTCTAGATCAGAAGCTGTTGCACTCGCTGTCTGAGCTTCTGCTTTTACTTCTTGTACTGCTTCTAGCTCATCAGCATCCATTGCTGAAAAACCAAAATCAAATGAAAAGTCTGTATTTGCCATATGTTCTCCTATTGAAAAAATAAATCTAAGTTCTGTTGTTTCTCAACTTGCCATCCTATCTTTTCAATAATAGTTCTCATCGGTTCAAGAAAAGATTTATCGAATTGCATATCATAATCAATATAAACATCTAAACCTAACTGCTTAGGAAGCGTATTAGGAACAGAAACTACATTCTCTCTACTTGGATTAGGAAGTTTTAAATAACAGAATTTCACCTTATCACCTTCTTGAACAGGTTGAAATCTATCAACCTTTTTCTCATTCAAGAGGTAATTATACATTAGAGCGCCTCTTACATGTATAGGAGTTCCCTTCCTATATATCATAGATGCGTCTGAATATTTAGCAAGCCCTTTACACCCTCTCGGAAAGGCGACCTCTTCGAAAGGTAGCTTTCTAAATTCTTCTCTCTTTTGTTCTATAAATTTTATAATAGCATCTTGATCTTTATCCATAATAACATCAAGAGCTTCTTTAATATATTTTCTTACCATAGCTGGTGTAGAAGATCTAACCGCTTCGATACCCATCATCTTAAGCTTAGGGCTAGCGTATCTAACACCTTCGGAATCAAAGACGTTCATAATATATCTTTTCTTGGCAGTCCATATAGCTTTATTACCTATATTTTCTCGCTTCATAAACATCTTATTTTCCATTGCATTTACATAGGTCGCAAGTTTTCCATAACCCTTTTCAATTTCTGGTTCAAGAATCTCAGCAGCGGACTTATCAAGAAAATCGATGATTCGCTTAGTCTCAGCGCCATCTGGAAAGACTTTATGTACAAGCGGTGCCATATTAATGTATAGAGAGTCCGTATCGATTGCAATAACGTAGTCTTCATTATCAGTCTCCAAAGTTTTATTAAGTAGATTATTAATTACATTCTCAGCCCATCGAATAGATAACTGACCACCTTTAGTAATCGATTCGGTATTATTCATATCAAACCATCTAAAATATTCGTTGCCTAATGCACCATAAGCTGAGTTAAGTTGAATCTTTTTAGCCATCTGCATATTATGACATTGAGCTATTTCATTCTCTAAAGCTTTAGTAGGAGTCTTTTCATACTTCTTCTGGGCTTCAATCATTCTATTTTTCCATACAACTCTATCATCATACATCTTACGCATCAGTTTAGGTAAGAACCCTTCAAAGTCTCTAGTATAGTAATCACCATTGGCAGATATAGAGCAGTTTTCTTCTTTAGCAGTTGCTAAGGTATTATTATTCCAGGCTCCGTCTAATATTTCTTCTATAGAAGGAGCTCTACCAGACTTACCAACATAAGTCTCAGGTGAGATATTATATTGCATAATTAAATGCGGGTACAAAGAGTTGAGATCGAACGATACAACCCAATTATGCATTCCCACCTGAGGATCTTTAACATAAGCACCTTCAGCAGCTCTTTCTTTATCTATTTTCTTAAACTGAGGTACTACAATATTTTTATCAAGTAAATAGTTATGAATAATAAGATCCCACATTCTAACAGAAGTAAAGGTATCTTGATAGTTAACTTTAGCATCATAAGCAATAGCTAATACTTGCTCAATAAGTTTAAGTTTATCATCTAATCGTTTAACTAGTTCAGTATCTAAAATATTATAATCAATAAACTTTTCCCAATCATGCTTATACAGATCAAACAGGCTATCATGCTCAGAGTAATCAAGTTTACGTTCCCCTAGCTCTACATGAGCAATATGATCAAGTCGATATGATTCTTGCATTACAAAGGTAAACTTTCTATATAACTGCATATAGTCTAATATAGATATACCTAATGGATCAAATACTTGATTAGGTCTTCCTGCTATAAAAACTTCTCGTTCTCTAAGCTGACCAAAAGGGGATAATTTCTTAGCATAATCTTCTCCAACAACTCTAGTTATGCGGTTAATGATATATGGTATATCAAAAAATTCTACATTCCATCCTGATACTATATCAGGATCAATAGCTTGCCAACAATCTAGAAAGCGAACTAATAAATTTGCTTCATCAGTTGCTTGAATATATTTTACGTTTTCTTGTTTTGGAGTATAGGGTTGACCACCTATAGCTATAATTTGATCTTTAAATTGTAAAGTAATAGCAGTTATCTCTTTATCAGCTTTTTGAATATCAGGGAAGCCTTCGTCAGCAGCTACCTCAATATCAATATAAACAGTTCTTACAGTATCAGCATCATACTTAATTTGACCTTGATAATTATCATTAATATAAGTATATGCAAACATAGGTAAGCCATAAGTATTCTTACCTTGTATATCTTTATTTTCTTTTATATATTTTTGAGCATGATGAGGGTTGTCAAAGTCCCTCTTCATGACGTATTGACCTTTAAGAGTGGTATAGCCAGTATCGTAGTTTACTGGTCCAGTAAAGAGATAAGGTCTACAAGGTTCAGCATAACTAAAACGTTTGCCGTCCTCGTAGCCTCGATGAAGGATTCTAGATCCTCTTATTTGAACGTTAGTATAGAATTTCAATAGTAGTTACCCGCATAATCATAGTATTATTATATACTCTTTGAGTATAGATATCAACTAGTTATGTTCTACTATTGTTCCTTCTTCAGTATTATCAGAAATAAGACAAATTCTCTGCTTAAGATATGCGATAAAGCCAGCATCCATTTCTGTTCTTGCATCTAATTCAGTCTTTAATGTGTCCCAATCAGCATCATCTATAGCAGCTATTTCATTTTCTGTTAAAGCATCTAATGCTTCAAGAATAATAACAGCGTGCTGAATAAGAGAGGGAACAGATGCCCAATCCGCAACTTGACTTGATACAGCGGATTCTGCAGCCGTAGCAGCTTCGTCAGTAGTGCCACTGCTTACATGCTCATCCATTTCTAATTTTAAAACTTCTAATTGTATTGCCATAGTTTCTCCAGTTTAATATATTTAGCTAAAATATAAGACTATTTATCCAAAACATAAACAGCATAAACCCAAACACACAAACTTGGATTACGGACGCCCAGAATATTTGTTTCATGGGATGGACTTCAGATAATTTTTCAACCCAGCTTTCACTTGGAGAGAGATTAACTATTTGTAATAGTTTTTCTTCTTTCATTAAGCTATAGGTGAGACAGCGTAAATACAAGACATAAAAATCAGTATTAACATAGTAAGCTCAGATACTGCAATTAAGTCAGCCTCTGTAATTTTTCTTGATTGTTTTAGTATTTTTCCAACGAATTGAGACATTTAATTATAAACCTTATTAATAATATATTATAAATTTAATATATACGCTGATATTTAGCACAAAAAAAAGGGAAGCCTAACACTTCCCTGAAAATAATTAAATTATTTTTATTCTGCTAAAAAAGCCTTAATTGAAAGGTCTTTTCCAATCTCAATTGCTTGAGGCTTCTTTTCTTCTGGTATAAATTTTTCAAGTTTTATTGAAAGAATTCCATCTTCAATATCAGCCCGTTTTACAATTACATCTGTATTAAGAATAAAATCTTTATAAAATTCACGACTAGATAATCCTTTGTGCAAGTAATCGGATGTCGTTTTATCTTTAATATTAGCAGAAATAGTTAGTTTATTTTCTTGAAGAATAATTTCTATTTCATCTTTTTTAAACCCAGCTATTGCTAACTCTATAATATAATTTTCTTCATCTACCTTAATAATATTATAAGGGGGGTAATTACTATTAGTAATAGTTTTAGTTCTTTCTAGGTCTAGGAATAGTTGATCGAAACCAACTGAGAACGTCCCGAAGCGGGACAATAAGTCTATGCTTGTCATGTTTATCTCCTGTTAAGCAAGTTAAAATAGAAGACCCGTTTTCGGCATCTTCATATATTATTTAGGCATTCTTTTTAAAAAGTCAACTAATTTTATAAGATTTCTTTTACTTTAATATAAGAACTTTTATAAGTAGGAAGTTCTAAGTTTAATATTTTTGAGAGTTTAGGAAAGAATCTATCAGCTATTGCTTCGTCCCCTGAATTATATCTTTCAAAACAATTAAAATAACCACATACTTTTGGTCTTTTTTCGTAAATAGTACAGCCTGTCTTAATATCTAAATGCTGACATTTAGTTTGTGTAAAGACAGTTGCTGTGTCATTTACTTTATGTATAATGGTGTTACCAAAAGCAGTCTCACCATATTCTACAGCTTCTAAGAGACGATTTGGTGATTCTTTAATTGATATAGGAGGGGCTATTCTACTTATCCCATAGCAACACTGTTGACATTTTATACAAATATCACTAGTAATTAAAGTTGGGTCTAATTTATTTCTTTTTTCCAATATTATACTTTGCTATTAATTCCCAATCACTCTTTTCTTTAAATGGAATAATTTTTATCTTAGTAATTGGAACTATAGGCTCACTTGATTTATTTTTATCTAATAGCTTAACTAATCCCCATTCATCTAATAGGTTAGCAATAGCGTTTCTTCTTCCTTGATCTTCTTCTGAAAAAGTAAAGGGCTTACCATCTAAAGCGAATAGCTCTTTAAAGTGCACAATATAATATTTACCTTGTTTATGTAGTATGTGACATGATTGAAAAAGAGTATTTGTTTTTCTAGATGCTACACCAATTCTAGTTAGTGTCTCTCTTACTTTAAGAAAGTCATCTTCTTTTTCTAGTAATACCTCAACCATATTTGAAACTGCGTTCATTGTTTATTACCTTTTGTTAATCTCTTGCGCAGTTTTTCTAATTGAGTTTCTGATAGGATGTTTAGATACTCGAGAGCTTTAGACTCACTACACTTATAATATTCTTTTAATCGTTCTAGATCCTCATTCTTTGTTTTCTTGAACCACTTACTGTATCTCTTACGAGGTCTAATACTATTTAGGTAATAATCATATGCGAGCTTATTATCTATCCAAGGTCTCCTATTAATTTCGTTAGCGTATAAAATTGTATCAGCGTATAATGAAAGCCCTTTATTAACTAAAAAGCCTGGGTAATCTTTTTCAGAGTGTCCATCTTTTAGTAAATTATTTTTCTTATAAGATATTGAATTAATAAATTCAAACGGGTTATCACTCATTATTTTTTCTTTGTTCGCTCTTTAATTTCTCTATGTAAATAGTTGCATCCATTAACTCTTCTTGTAAGTGAGTTAACCAAGCCATAAAAGATAGATCATCTCTATCTGTTGTTGTATTATACTTCTTAGCCCCTTTCTCCTCACGTCTCTCGTAAGCTTCAATGACTGATAGTACGTTACTATCACGTACACGTCTTTTCTTAAAAATTTTATTTAAATTCACAATTCACCATTATTTCTGCTAAGCATGCAGCTAGATTTACTTCATGGTCAGCTACAAAAGCTGCCTTATATTGATAGTCTGCTAATATTAAACATAGTTGAGGAATAGATTGAGCTTTAAACAAATCACCAGCTTTATCATATAGCTTTCTAAAGATAGTGTTAGTATCGTTATTAATATTTTCAGCTACCCACTTACGTACGTTAGTATAGTTTTTAGCTTTCATATTATTCATAAGCTCTTTAATAGATACTTCTTGAAGATTAGATAGTATACCAGTATCGATTTTACCAACAGCGCTATACCTTTGAATCTCATTTAAGATTCTTCTCCAATCAGGAAAATGCTTTTGTATAAAAGCAGCTACTACTTTGTCTTCATACTCAATACCTTCCATCTCTAAGATCTTTTTTAACCTATCAAAGAACTCAGCAGCAAGCTTAGGCTTCTCTGCACTCTTTATATCAAAGTCAATTACAGAACATCTGCTATGCAGAGGAGATATAATTCTATTCTTAAAATTACATGTAAGAATAAAACCACAGTTCTTAGAATACTCTTCCATAAAGTTACGAAGAGCAGGTTGAGTAGAGTTAGCGTTTAAATAATCAGCTTCGTCTAATATAACATATTTACGACCACCTTGGAATGAGACAGAAGATGCGAATTGCATAATCTCATTTCTTAAAGTATCGATATTACCTGATAATGAACCGTTAATAATAATATAGTCAGCGTTAATCTCTTCAAGCATGGCTCTGGCGACAGTTGTTTTACCG